ATGTTCGAACAACGCGTAAATTCTGACGTACTGACCGTTTCCACCGTTAACTCTCAGGATCAGGTAACTCAAAAGCCCCTGCGTGACTCGGTTAAACAGGCACTGAAGAACTATTTTGCTCAACTGAATGGTCAGGATGTTAATGACCTGTATGAGCTGGTACTGGCTGAAGTTGAACAGCCACTGTTGGACATGGTGATGCAATACACCCGCGGTAACCAAACCCGCGCTGCGCTGATGATGGGTATCAACCGTGGTACTCTGCGTAAGAAACTGAAAAAATACGGCATGAACTGATACTAATCAGTTAACTGCTTGTTTAAAAAGGCGCTACTCGGCATGGGATAGCGCCTTTTTTATTGAAATGACTGCACCACTGACTGCACGGCTTGACGAACAATCTCAAACCTTGCTGAACGCTAAAAGACTACACCCCTTTAATCAAACGCCACAATGGTGAGCCAGGCATACTGGCCTGCTCGTTAATAACGCCAGTGATGGCATCCTTCAGTTGCCTGCCAGCGGCACCGGCTGTTCCCTGACTGGCCGCCTGTGGTGATCCACCCTGAATATTGATATCGCCGAAGTTAACTGAAGGCACACCACCAGAAACCTGAGGCATCCCGACCGCACGAACGGCAAGATCACCATTAGGTGCCCTCGTGAGTGGCATGATGGCTTCCGGGCCAGCCTCCCCGAAAACACCTGCACCTTTGGCAAAGGCAAACAACTGAGGCGTCTGAAAAACGCCATTGCTGTAAGCGCTCAGGGACGGAGAGTCGTAAACATTACCCTTCGCGTTAAAGGTGAAGTTCGCGCCAGCGTTCTGAATTGCAGTACCGCTACTGGCGGCAGCGGCGGAAGATGCGCCAAAGCTGAAGAACGATCCTAAGGAACTAACACCTTTCGCGAGAGCCATGTTGATTGCAACATTTTCAATGATTTTGAGAACACTAACGCCCCAGTCTTTCCAGCTGTCTACGTTGCCATTGAGCATGTCGGTGATCGTGGTGACCGCGCCCCCCATAGCCTGCTTCATGCCGTCAGCGGCCATGGACGAATAATCCGTAGCTTCGTCCACCCAGTTCGCATAACCTTCTGACAAACCCGTCATCCAGTCGTCACGCTGCGCATCAGAAGCAGCGTAATATCCTTCCTGGTCGCGCAGGCGCTCTTCGAGGTAACGCTTATTGAGGGCTAACTCCTGCTGGTAAACGGCCTCATTAATTTGATCGGCTTGTCGCTGGCGAAGGAGATCAGTGTTCTTCTGCTCAAATTCTTTGCGGATATTGAACTGCTCCTGCATCCGTTCACGGAACCGGGTCCCCTGCCCATAGCCAATAAGCTGGGCCTCATTAGCTGCGCGGGCGCTGGCGTTGCTGTCGGCGAGGTTGGCTTCGTAATTTCGCAGTTGCTCACGCAATTTAACCTGATCAATCAGCGCAGCATTCTGCAACGCCGTCTTTTTCTGGGCCTCTGTCAGAGAAGCAAGTTCCCCCTGGCTGACTTGAAATTTAACCTTCGCCAGTTCGGTATTCTGACCAGCCAGCGCGATCTGCTCCTTCTGCTGCTTGATCAGACGGGTATAAACATCCTCTGTTTTTTGTTCGTCAGTTTTACCGCGGGGCTTTTTCTGCGATTCCAGCAGATTGAAATCAGTGGCCGCATTGGACTGAATGGCGGCGATTTGTTTTTCCTGTCCTGGCAGAACGGCACCGCTGTTGTCCGTGCGAATGGCCCCCTGTCGAATGGCATCCTGTAGCGCCTTGAGCTTGGCTCTCTCCACGCCCTCACGCTGGGACAGGGCAATACTCTCATTCTGCTGCTTAATAAACTTGTCGTAGGCCGAATTATTAATTTCTGGCTGACCTGTAACCCCGCCAGACTTTTTGCGCATCTCATCCATAAACTGGATGGTCACGGACATGGAAGCCGCCATCGCATCGTTGACGTTGATCGCGTTCTGAATATCCTGCTGAATCTTTCTGAAAGCAGCGCCGGAGACAGAAACCTTATTCGCAAGTTCATCCTGCAACTTGTTCTGGCTCTCAACGACCTTATTCAGTTGAGCCGTGGTATCAGCAATATCACGCGAAATCTGGTTATATTCCCTCTGGGCTTTGGCAGCATTGCGCACATAACCATTATTCTGATCGTGCTCAACGCCAAGCTGGCGAGCCAGTTTGGTATATTCAGCGATGGAGGCCGCCGCTTCATCCTGTTTTGCTCGCAGGTCTTCCAGCTTGTCTTTCAGCGCGTCAATGGAAGCCCCGGAGTCAGAGATCGAGCCACGCAACTGAATCTCGCTCATTTCTTTCGCTTTTTCCACGACACCATCGAGCGTTGACGCGTACTGAATAGCAGACTGTCGGGCCTGCTCCTGATTCTGATACCAGGCATACCACGCGCCAGCACCCAGCATCAGAATGCCGGGAATCCCGCCAAACAGAGAAGATACGCCAGCCCATGCGGTGCGAGTGATTGAGGTCATGGCATTCAGGCGCTGATTCGCGGCAGCCAGGGCGTTCACCGTCGCTATCTCTGAGCGGTTGATATTCACCAGATCGGCAGAGTTTTTGGCAAGAAGGCCACGGATAGCCGTTCGCTGTTTCTCAGTCGTTGCAAGTTCAAGCTGAGCAACCAGAGACTGCTGGTTAGTAACCAGCATGGCCTTATCAGCTGTAATCTGCGCCAGAGAAGCGTTTGCACCTTCAATTTTTGCCGCCGTCAGAGAAATTTCCTCCGTTCTTGCGGCGATAAGCTGCTCAGTTTGCGTTTTAAGCTGCTGCGTCCAGTTGCCAAAGTAGCGAGATACGCCCACGGCAGTAAGCACGCCAGCAGCGGTGGCCACGGTATCAATATTGTCTGCCAGTGATTCCAGACCTCCAGCCAGCGTGGCGGAGGCACCATAGGCATCGTTAGCACCGCCAACCCACTGCATAAAGGAGTTTTCCACCTTCTGGAGAGAGCCGGATACCGTTTTCGGCATGGCTTCAAACTCACCCTGCATGGCCTGTAGCTGGCTCGTAATCGCAGGAACGACCTTATCAATCGTGAGCAAGCCCTGATCGGCCATTGCTTTCAGGTCTTTTCGTGCTACCCCCATGCCAGCGGCCAGCGCCCTGATAATGCGGTCGCCGTTCTCGTTCACAGAGTTGAACTCTTCGCCGCGCAGCACGCCCTGCGCGAGCGCCTGGCTAAGCTGTGTGATCACCGAACTAGCTTCTGCTGTACTGGCCCCGGATAACTTAAGGCCGGTACTCACTGCCTCTGTCACTTTGAGCACTTCGGCAGACGAATAGCCGAACTCACGCATTGACGCAGAGGAACGGGCGAACAGCCCGGCATTGTCGCTGAATGCGGTGCCTGTTTTCTGGCTTATCTCCATCAGGGCACGCTGCGAATTAGAAAAATCTTCCGTCGAAGTGGAGGCCTGTTTTAGCCTCGCGTTAACGGAGTTCCATTCATCGGCCAGCGTAATGAGGTGCCCGGTGGCAAACGCCCCCACAAAAGCCCCCGCCAGCCCCGTAGCGGCCCTTTTGGTTTCACTCAGCTGTGAAGATACCGCCGCCAGCGCCTGTTGCGTTTCTCTCGTTGCAGATGATGCCTTTCGCCCTCCATCCTGCATCGTTTTGTAATAGTTTTGCCCCAGACGAGAGGCCCGCTGTATCTCCGTCTGAAACGACTGTGAGTTTGCCGAAATTTTAATAATCAGCTCTCGCAACGTTGTCATAAATTACCTCGATTCAGATGCCGTCAAACTTAGCGAGACGCTGTTTGTGGCTTTCACTCATATCAAATGCAAAATCCTCGTGCTCAGCCTGGAAGGTACCGAACGCCATCAGCGCGGATACAGCCGGGTCTATCTTGTTGGAGGATTTCTTCTTGTTGGGCTTAATGTTGGCGTTGGCATCCGTCTCCATCACCACGTTACCAATCGCCCAGGACAAAACAGGATCGCCGCGATGGCGCACTACCTTACGGTTAACGAACACCTCAAAGGATTTCGCCACCGGACTGAACTTGAGATAGGTTTGCGGGAAAGGCTCCACATCAAGCCCTGCTCCCTGTAGCTGGGTGCGCAGGTGCGTGGCGTTCCACGTATCGAAACCCACCAGCCGGATATTGAAGGTTTCAGCGTCGCGCAGAATATCGTCCCGGATGCGATCATAGTCGATGCAGTCGCCGGGTGTGGTGCGTATCCATCCCGCTTTTACCCACTGTCGGTAGATAGCGCGGTTTTTGTTGGCGACGTTGAGCAGCTGTGCTTCCGGCAGATAATGACGGGTAAGGAGTCTGATCTCCCTGTCGAACGGGAACGCGTAGCTTACGCTGGTGATATCGCTGGTAGAGGACAGATCAAACCCGGCGTAGCACTCCATCCCGGCAAGGTCTTCTTCGGTGTAGTCGAGCGCACAGACATCCCATGCACCGGCCCCCATCCACGGCGTGGAGCCCTGGCACCAGATATTGAAACGCTTGGTCAGCATTTCCACCCACTGCGACGGTATGCCCCGCGCTTTCTGGATAGTGGATTCCAGTTTCGCCGCGTCAACGGACACATGCAGATTAGGGTTAGCCTTGATCCACATTTCCGGCTGCTCAACCTCGCTTTCGTCGTCCAGCTCGTAGATCAGGACAAACAGCGAATCGTTGCTCTCTTCCCCGGCCAGAATCTGGCAGCAGTAGTCATAATGCTGTTTACAGGCAGAGACAACGTTACTCCCGGCTGTCGTGATGGCGAACAAAATCGCCTCCGGACGTGCGCCCATACCCAGCTCAAGCGCGGAATAAACGCCGTTATCCGGGTGAAGGTGGTATTCATCGACAATCGCCAGGCTGGGGTTAGTCCCCTCAATGGTGGCCGCTTTCGCCGCCAGCGGCTTTAACAGGCTGTTGCTCTTCGGGAAAATGACCTTATGCGCCTGGATATTGACGCGCTTTTTCAGCGGTTTTGACAGCAGGCACATCTGGCGGGCATCGTCGAACACGATTCGGGCCTGATCACGACTCACCGCCGCCGTGTAGATATCCTGCTGGCCCTTCTCCATCACCAGAAACCAGTTAGCCAGCATGGCGGCCACAGTGGATTTGGCATTCTTGCGCGGTACTTCAATAAAGGCGCTGCTGTACTTGCGGCGCCCTGAATCCCTGACCTTAAAGCCCAGCAGGTTAGCAAAGGCGAACTGCTGCCAGGGCTCCAGCTCGATAGGCTGGCCCCGCAGCGGGCCTTTGACGTGTGGACAGAGCCGGGAGAAGGCAATAAACCGCTCTACGGTCGCCGTATCGAACTCATAACGGTGGTCATTGAGGTCGGAAAAGTACCTTTCCACGGCCTGTTTTACGCGCTTACAGGCCGGAATTTCACCCGTTTTTATCGCGTTTGCGTACTCATTCCAGACGGTCAAGCTCGTCTTCCTCTTCCGTTTCTACCGGGTTACGGCGGCGGCTTACCGGATCAAAGCCCAGCAGCGACGACATTTTTATAAGAATTTTTTCGGCATCCGCTTTTGCGCTCAGTGCCGGATTCCGGCTCTCACCGCCCTGGCTGTTCACTATGCTGAATCCCCGCGTGGCAAGGTCTTCCACGGCTTTGCGGTACATCGAGTAATTGACGCAGTACAGCTCAAGGTTGTTCCAGTCGGCAGGCGTCAGATCACCACGCTCCGCCAGCTGCTTCGCCTTCGCTTTCCACTGCTGCGCCGCGATTTCATCAAGATAGGCGGGCGGTTTGGGTGGTCTTGCCATAACTTACTGTTTTCCTGTCTGTTTTATTTTCAAAAAAATCACCGTGCGTAAAAATTTGAGGGGGCGGGTGGTGCCTTGCAGCTGGGGTTTTGTCCTGAAAACCTCCCCCACCCCGTCCTTGCGGCCTGTCAGCGATTGCGGAAGCATTCCATCACCTCCCGCTCACGTTCGCTCATGCGCTTCACTGGCTGGCGCTCATTGCGTCTGGTGCGGGTCTGCATAAAGCCATCACGGCATCGGGCCAGCGACTGATACAGATTCACCACGTCTTTCTCATTCATCGCTTGCCTCATACATCCAGTTATTGCGCTGTGCTGCCCGCTCTTCCTGCTCGATGTAGAGCCCTGCTTTGCGGTTGGCTTTGGTAATGGGGTCTTGCTGCGTGGTCTTCTGGTTATGATGCATTTGGCATAACGGCTGGTGATTCCACTCAGGCCAGAACAGAACATCACCACCACCATTGATAGGGATGATGTGATCGACAATCTTTGCAGGAACGTAGAGGCCCAGCTTCTGGCACTCAACACAAAGGGGGTGACGTTTCAGATACTGAGCGCGGTACTTCTCCCATGAGGCTGAGTAGCCACGGGCGCGACGGTGGCCGCGTCTGGCATCCTGTTCCCGCCACGCTTCCCGCTTATGCTCGTCGCACTTACCGGACTTC